GTACAAATTCCCCATGTCAGTACAAACGGCGATTGAAGCATTAGGTGGGTCTGGCGCTCTGACCAGATTCAAAGCATCTCCTGTGAAGGGCGCTTTTGCAATAGGCGCATCTACAGATGCGAGAGTGAATTGCAACGGCGTAATTTATCCGATTGACATCAACTCGCAGGTAGTGTTTACCAGCATTGACCACAAGGCTGAGGTTTATAAGGTGGTAGGACACAACGACCTTAGAGGCGTCAACAAAAAACTCATTCGTGCTGACATCGACTCAGTTGATGTCATAGCCCTACGATCGTTCGTGTCTAAAGCGTACTCCGTTAAGACTGATTTGCGGACCGGCTGGGTATACTCAGCTGAATACACCCCTGTATCGGATTCGCACGTCTCTTTCATCTACAACATGCTAGTATCATGGTATAAAGCTGTTCTATGGAAAGGAGCATACGAAACCGGTGACGCACAGAAGGCCACCGTTACATCACCAGCCACCATCACTGTCAGGAGATACAATTACCGTGATTCACATGTTACAGTGACACACGGCATAGATCAAGAGCATGAGATGGATGTGACATTCGACATCAGTCAGCCTTCAACTGTAGACCCAGCCGGCGATGACATGGTGCAAGCATTTTCTTTCAACGCGGTATCGACGGAGAGGTCAGAGATTTTGTTATTGCCGAACATATCTAAACATGCTTTTACGTGGTATATAAAGCACGCAGTCACAAGGACTTCAACAACGCCTTTCAATTTCGATATCAAGGTGCCCGGTGTCCAAATTCACCACCTGAGCACCAGGACGACGAGCGGCAATGATGCACAGTATGAGCCAGACGAAAACCTCGACTGGACTGACTCAGACTCGATGTGGTACTGGCTCTGTGCATACGTGACGGAAAACAGGGTTGAATCCCAGTTTGCGGCAGCATTCGAATTGCTGTCTTCACTTGCTTACAGACCGGTGTCAGATACGGCCGAAGGATTCCTATTCAGCACTCTACCCACACAAGTGTACCTCCCAGAGCCTCATTACTACCGGGCCAGGTTCCCTGGGCTACTGGAAGATGAGCCGTGGATGGTACCCCATGACTCTCACAACATCATGTTGAGAGCAGGTGCTGATGCGCACGGTTTACTCGCGATGGCAGGAGTCACAAACTACATTGCTCACATCGGCGCAGTATCCGTGATCAATGAAGGACACATGGTGGAAACAGACTTCGTTTTAGGAGCACAATTCGCGCTGCACTCGAACACTTTCATGGAACGACCATCAGAACATAGAGCCGCGTGTGTTTATGCCGTGTTGGGACGCGAGGTATTCACACACTTCACTAGCGGTATGGGCGTCATTTATCCTACAGTGTCTTTTACAAAGATGGAAAGATATCCCTTCGTCCGAAAAACAACACTCCAATCTGATGTGGCAGGATTCGACTTGACAGAGCAAGGGCTGTTACACGGCGGGAGACTGCCTTTGCCGGCATCACCTGCTCTGATATACGGCAAAGTCAGCGACCAGCTAACTGCACTCGTGCACTGTAGGCCCCAACAGCAGTGGCGGTTCGACAACGGTGTCGACACAATATTGGACCTCGAACAGGCGTATACTCTCGCCAACATATACAGATTGGCAGGGTATGACGCCACGTTCGTAGATGTACAAACTGGCAGAACAGTGGCGCCCTTCTCCAGCCTGCGGGCCATGTCGTTGACTCTCAACTCGATGAGGTTTAACGCTAGGCTGAACACAACTTACCAGGTATTGCACTTCCTAAACAGAAACCCAGAACGCCTCGGCAGATTGCCAACGCCAGAAGTATTCATGGCAATGGGATCGATGTCAGTGACAACAGACACCAGAGGGTTTGTGATGGAAGTACCTGGCGCAAGGAATACCACGATCCACACAACGTACAGACGCGCCCGCGAACTGAAGCGTATACAAGTGCGCGTAGCAACAGGGAGCGCAGTAGAGCAGATTCAGGTCACCAGACCGGCCGTTAGGGCGCACGCACCTGAACAGGGTTTTATAGCAGACGGGAAGGCAATTCACGACGCTCCCCAAGAGACAATGGCGATCACTCAAGAGGAATAGTCAACGTAGGTCAAGTCATGGACGGCAGCGGTGGCACGACTAGGTTTTTCCGAGACAGAAAGGGGTATGAAAAGACAAACACGTGGCAAACAACAAAAAAATCGGACAATTTCAACGTAATCACACTCAAAACAGAAAACTTAACAGAAAAAGATATGAAAATTAGGAAATACGGTGCCGGGATCGCGTTTGATGTTAGGCGTGAATGGTTACCAAGATACTTGGCTGTGAGAGGGAACGACAGCCAGCATATAATGATGACACCAATGCATCTGGCAGACTACTTTTTGGTGGGAGTAGGACACGCAACGCCAAACGGAATATGTACAGTAGACTTATGTGGCACACCTGTGAACGGATTCTCCATCTTCTTAGGACACAACGAGTCTGCGTACTACTGCGCCTTCGACAACCTTATAGGTGGCGTATTAAGACCCACGGCCCTGAGCTTCACGTTTGCAGTTGCAGAAATACATGACTACGACTACGAGATGCCATGTTCAGAAAAATCTTTGAACGCGTCGGCGGCACTCAAGGGCAACAACAGAAACTGGAACGTCAGGATACCGAGTGACAAAGCCTACGGCGACGCAAAGTCGTGGAACATTCCAGTGTCCAAAGTGACAGCGAGCCACCATGTACATTACAACGTGGAAGAAGCCGCGGGTGCGATGGATTCGGTCAGATTATCTGAGGTATGGATAGTCAGAAAACTGCGTGGCATGTCCGAAATGCACCAAGCAGCACTTGCAGGATTCATGATATGGCTGAACACTCTGCCGGACCACCTGATGCGCCTAGTGGACAAGTTGGAGTGCTGGGAGTCACAAAACATTTCACAACTGGCCAAAACACTAAAGGCTGATGTGAGGAGGGTGAAGTTAATGCAGAACAATTACGAGCACAGTCTGTTACCACTTTTCGAAGCAGAAGTTTTGGTGAACCGGGGCGTAGGAGGGGTGGACTGGGCGCAAGAAAGGGAGAACAGAACCAGGCCGGACGTAGCTGTCATAAGCGAGGAAGAGTGCTACTCGGAAGCGGC